TATGAGACTGATTTTCACGATAGAGATTATAGGAAGTGTATTATCTTATGGCTAGACGAACTAAGACGACAGAATTAATCTACGAAAAACTGATAGATTTAGGTAATGGTCTGTCAATAGTAAAAATTCACATTGACAACCTAAAGGAACAAACACTCAATGCTAGAGTTATGACAAAGGAAATGATGGAACAACTGGCAAAGACAATAGGTAAAAGAAAGTATATGGAATCACTACCGTACTGCTGTAAAACTGGTAAAGGTATAGAAATCATTTCAGGCCATCATAGGATTAGGGCAGCACGAATGGCAGGAATAGTCGAGATTCATATTCTGCTTGATAGTAATAATTTAACAAGAGATGAAATTACAGCTAGGCAACTAGCACACAATAGCATTAGTGGCTATGACGATAAGAGTATGTTAAAACGACTGTTTGATCAGATTAATGATGTGGACCTAAAATTAGAGACATTCATTGATCATAGAGAATTGGACATTGAGGTAGGTAATGCAATACCAATTTTGGATATAGCGCCAGATTTGGACTTTAAGAGCGTACATTTGTTATTCCTACCAAACCAACTGAAAAAATATGATAGTGTGTTGAAACTGATAACTGGTGATGAAAAGGAAATTGACGTAATACCAAAGGAACAGTTTGAGGACTTTAAGAAAACAGTTATGGAAATCAAGAAGGTGAATAATATAAGGTCTTTAGGAATGGCAGTATCAAAAATGTGTGATATTGTGAACGATCATTTCAAAGCCCAAAACGAGCCTTAATCACTCGTTAGCCATAGACAGCCTTATCTAAAATTATCACTAAGTATAACCATGCAACAAACACAAACAGTAGAGCAATACTGCAAAGCGCATGGTATTAAGAAAACAACGCCAGCACAATATAGAGCGATTCTGGCATTTCTGGCACAGATGGCAGATACGAAAAGGAGGTTGGAGAAATGAGAGTATATGATTCATGGTGCGAAGATTGTAAAAAATTCTTTCAATATCCGATAGATGGAAAACGCATTTGCACTAGATGTAAAAAATTAGGCTGGACAATTACGCATTACAACAAAAAATATTATGTGCCGTTATGGAGGCAGGACACTTACTAATGGATGATAAGAAGGTATTTGCATTGGTAGATGAAAGGACTAAAGGCTGGAATAAGCATGATTTAGCAGGCTTGATTGTAGTCTTTGACAAGTTCAGAGCGTATAGGAAAAAGGAACTGACTTTAGAAAAATTGGATGAGTTTCTATTATTCACGCCTGGTAAGGTAAAAAATACAGCATACAGAATTGATGAGGAAATGTACCCGACACTTAGATCAATAAGAGGACAGATTGAGGTAACTTACGATTACACTAAAGAAGATGAAAAGGAAGACATTGATGCAATATTTGAAGGCGTAATGAAACAGGCAAAGGAAAGGCAGGTGAATGAATGAATCATTTATGTCCTGACTGCAAGGCAAAATTTGAGTGTGACGATAACATTTGTCAAGCACCGTATGAACTTTCATGCAGACATTCAGGAGATGGCCTAAAATAATCCAATACGATAAATAGTAGAAGATTATAGCTAAAGAATAGCCCTATGGTGTAATGGCTAAGCATACTTGTGTTGAACAGGAGATATTGGTTCGATTCCAATCAGGGCTACTTTAATAGTGATGTATAACTATACGATACAGGCAAAGCGTGGTGTCTTTAGGGAGACTTACGCAGGTGAAAATCCTGTCTTGGTATTAACACCGAGTAGCGAGACTATTATACGCACTCCCATAACGCCCATAATGTGTGTTAAATAGTGTTAAAATCTGTTTTAATACAGTGAATGATCCAGTAGGCACGAAAGATGTGCCGAATACTTCTAAACGTAGGCGTGGTAGGCCATCTAAAAAAGAAACTATAGAGCACATTGATTTGATTAGACCATTCTGGCGTAAAGGCTACACAGTAGCAAAAACTACCGAAATGTTAGAAGAGAAGGGTACAAAGTTATCAGAGCGTACAATCCAGACGTATTATCACGAATGGAATAATCTGCTAGAAGAGGCTAAATCACATGATCTTATTGAGCAGGAAACAGAAATGAAGAATAGAGCCGTAGCAGCATTAGAAGATGTAATTGAATTTTTACATAATGCTAAGGATGATTTAGCCACGTTAGTAAATATCAGTAAGAAGGAGTATTTGGCTAATGTAGAACTGAAAGAGCAGGATGAAAAAGGTGAAGTGCCAGAGCCAAAAGCATTTAGAGGTTATATTAGAGACAGGTCAGATATTGCAAAAACACTGTTAGACTGTCATATCAAGAAATTTCAGGTTGAGATTGAGCCGACTATTGATCAAATTACAGAGGAGAAGATAGCAAAACTTGTTCGAGAATCAAGGGAAAAGCATACTAGGCAGTAGGCATAAGGCATTTGCAGGAATAACAATACTTCGAGATCCTGAAGCAGATAAAAAAATAGTAGATAAATTTGGTACACTAAAATTTTATTGTGGAAAACGAGAATCAACTAATTGCTGTTTATCACATTTGATTGGATTGCCTAAACATCCTCATTCACATCAGCCAATGAGATTCATGCTACACCAGTTAAATTTCGTTATTGCTATGAATAAGCCTAGACAGCGAAAACTTCATGTCAATAAATCTAGGCAGATTGGTTATACAGAGATAGTATTGAGGTACATTCAGTATCTATGTTTTAACAAATATGCAGGTGGTGAGGTACGATTTATCACAGGCGTAAGAATTGAGACTGCAAAATTATTGATGAATAGGTTTAGAATATTATTTGATAACGTTTCAGAAACCATACTAGAGGAGAGTGATCTTGAAATAAAGTTAGTAAATGGTACGCATATTTTGGCACTACCTAGCACATCAGGCGCAATTAGAGGAGATACTAAAATCAACTGTATATTCATAGATGAGGCAGCACATTTTGAAAGGATAGACGATAGTATAGTCATGGATGCCATACATCCAATAGTTTTCACAAACAAGTCAGATATTGTTATGATCTCTACGCCTAACGGTCCTAAAGGCTTCTTTTACAAAATTGATAAGGATGAGAATGACTATCATAAAATCAAGGAAAATATTTGGTGTGGAGTGCCTAATATCTATACTAAGGAAGAAGCAGAAATTGAGTTGAAAAGAACTGACATAGATACAGATCAGGAATACCTAAATCAATATACGACAGGAAAAGATAGTATATTTGGTAGTGTTTTGGCTGAAGAAATAGGAGAGTTTGATACGCTTGAGTAGAGAAAGGTTCAAAAAAGATTACAACTGGAAAAGAAGAAAACATCAATTCGTAGGTGAGGAAGAAGATGAGTAGATCGGATAAATGGGATAACAACGTAAAAAGCCATGATCCTGTAGATACTTTATTCAAATATAGTTTAGTTTTTAGTATGGGTTTTCTGTCAGGTATTGCTTTAATGTTACTCTTTTCAGGCTAATGTTGATGGAATATGACGCTTGCTTTGTCTCAATGACTGGTGAGCATGAATACGATCATTCACTAATCTGTAAATGTTGTGGTTTTGACTTACAGGTAGAGGTAGATTTTATGGAGAAAAGAAAGAATGACTAAATGTAAGCCTAGATTAGAAGATGGTCATTGGTCTTGTACTTGTGAGTGTGGCTTTCATAAGGAGAATGGTGATTATTGAAAAATGATTAAATGTGTATGTAAATATAAAACGTTTGGTTTTGAAACTGGCTTTTTTATTAGGTGTTCTCATTGTGAAGGAATAATAAACGAAAAATGAAATTCATTAGTTTCGAAGGAATTTCAAAACCAGCAAATCCACCAAGAGGATTTATTCGTGTCTATTTAGATAAAAATAATCACATTAGATTTTTAGGTGCAAAAATATGAGTTGCGATAGGTGTGAGCATATCCACGAAGCACAAAGACAAGGAAAAATAGATAGGTCTTGTAAGTGCGAATGTCATGGTCAAGAAGGTGTTAATGATTATATCTTCAACGTTGCTGGTGATAATTCTGCTGCTTGTACTGTTTCTACGGATACGATTAATTTAACTTCAGGTACTGTTGGCTCAAATTATTAGAATAGGCGCTGGCGATCCAGGCAAAATGCGAGATAGTTTTGGCTATATCGTAACAGATGTTGATACAGTAAAGAATGAGATAAGGATAAGAAAGGTAAAAAGATGGCTAGGCAGGTCATACAAAAAGGTAGTTCAGTATATCGCAGATGATTATGAGAAGAACAAATTAAACTATCTGGTAATTGAAAGAAACAATACAGGTGAGGTAGTCATTGAGGAATTTAGGCTGCAATACAAAATTCCAGCAATTCCAATAGTAACATCACAGAATTTGAAAACACAGGATAAAATCAATGATGTTAAGGTAATGGATAAGAATGAAATGGTAAAATATTATTTAAGGCTAAAACAGGCGTTCAAGGTCAAGTTTCCTAACAAGTTCAAGAATGAGGAAGATGCTGAAAACTTTGAAGAGTTGAAAAGACAGATAGCAATATTCGCAGAACATAGGACAGAATCAGGTAAATCATTCAGTTACTATGCGCCTGGCGAGGAACATGATGATCTAGTCATGGCTCTATTAATCAATCTACATTTGGCTAGGTATTTCTTAAGAGATAAAACTGGCTTTGAAGGATATAGTAGAAAACTGTTAAAGTTGGAAGAAACTGATTTGTTAGGTAGTGCAATACCACCGACTGCTACACTCAAATATAGAGCAGAGTTTGGTGTATAATTCTTATGTATAGTGAAACGGATAATGGGTTAATTGGCAAATAAGAAACGTAAGGCTCCTAAAGGATATTCTGGTAAAAGAAAGAATACTAATGCCAAAAAAATAGGTAATACTGAAAGGACATTAATGCCAGTAAAATTTACCAGATGGGCTTCAGCGTCAAAAACGTTTAGGGATGCAGCCGATAAGAACTTACGAGCCTACAATATTCCTACCTATACAGATCAGGAATTAGAATTTTTTGAAGATGCATGGGCTACAACGCCAGCAGGTACAGCATTAGACAAGAGAATGGAATTTGTTATTGGTGGTGGTGTAAAACCAACTTTTGAACTGATTGATCCGATTAAGGATAATGGTGAGGAAATGACTGATCAGGAACAAAAGGAAATACTGCAGGATTATGATGATGAATTAAAAGAGTTAGAAGAGTTTGATGAGCAGATGCATTTCAATCAAAAACTATATGATGCTGCTATTATGGCAAAAGTATTTGGAAGGTCAGTTATATTATTTGAAAATCTTGAGGATGATAAATCAATAGGATTACCAAAGTCATTAAAATTAGTTCATTCAAGAAATCTTAACAAGGTGAATTTTGATCAGAATACATGGGCATTAATGGATGTATTAATTCAGAATCCTAGTAAAAAAGCACTTGCAGAGGAAATGATATATCTTGTGAACAAACCAGATTCACCGATTAGATTAACGTTATGGTATGGTTATTCAGAAATGCAAAGGATAGTAGGTGCAGCGAGAGCATACAGGAGAATCATAGAATTTGATATGCCAGAAATTACTCAATCAATGTGGGCTTCTTATGGAATGTTTTTAATTAAAAGAATGGGTAGAAGTGAATCAGATGCTACCATTGATGTAAATACTGTTTTGAATAGTTTGAATCCTGGCGCATTTAATGCAGTAACAGTTGATCAAATGGATGAGATTGAATTTATAAAGGCCGACCTAGATCCGAAAATAAAAGAACTAACTGAACTTGGTGATTTTTATGAAAGACTGATGATAGGAAATAGTCAAACACCTTCAGCATTATTAGGAAGGGAAGAAGACCAGAACAGAGCCACACTAATAGGCAAGATTAAATTTTTCATAGAAGGACCAGTAAAGGCAGATAGAGAATGGTTATCCAATATTATTGGTAGTCAATGGTATGAAAGGAATCTAGTAAAACTAGGACATGAGGAAATACTAGAGCACGTTAGAATCAAACCAGAGTTTGAAACTATATCTATTGAACAGTGGGAAGATTTGGTAGAACCAGTACAAAGGCTAATTACTGTATTACCAAACTTACCAGATGATCTTAAATTACAATTACTAAACCTTGAGGAATTGAAGGATGATCTTGAGGAAGCGCCTATTCAACAAAATCTGGATGCGATACCACAGGAAGCAAAAGTGCCGAAACTCCCTACAGTTCCAGTACCGACTAGTACCGTCAGTACAGCAAAACGTAAAAAAAAACTACAATATAGCAAGACAGCAGAATCATTTACCTTTAAGGAAAAAGCGTCTAAATGGCGAGGTTCAAAACAATACAAGGATGCAGCAGCAATTCTGACATTTGATCATTCAAGTTCTTTTGTAGGTCGAGTAGTGTATGAAAAGGCTGATAAGGAAATGTTAATAGTATTGGGCGATAGGATATATAATTTTTGTAGCGTACCTAGACAAATATATGATGGATTTAGAAAGGCAAACTCTAAAGGTAAATTCTTTAATGAGGCGATAAAAGGAATATGGGATTGTTAGATTTTATATTAATGAGGGCTATAATGCAGTCGTCATTAATCACTAACCATGCTTTTGTGTTAGACAGAATACCAAAAACTGTAAAAGATACAGAAGAAATTTTCAAAAATGTTACTGAACTTTATAGGGAAGATGAAGGACTTCGAGAGGATAGATAGGCTGGAAAGAGATCAGTATTTCATTCAGCAATTACTAGTAAAGCTATTAGATATTCAAGCAGAAATTCATAAAATGATAACAAAGGTTGTAAAAAAATGAATTGTCCTAGATGTGATACAAAGATGAATGATATTTGTTCATGTGAATTTCGTTGTCCTAAATGTTTTGGTCTAGTAGATTGTAGCGATCAATGAATAGTTCAAAATTTACTCTAATCATAGATCAGGTATAGACAGCCTTTTTAATAGTTAAAACAATGTATAAGTAACCAAAAACCAACACACCAAAAAATCAAGGTAACGCTTTGGTAACTCGACAAGAGCCAAACTGCCAAAATTTAGTAGGTTGAGGCGATTCAAGTGAATCAGTTGGTGCGAAGCCAGCGAGAAAAAGCCATGAAAATTTGTCGAAAGGTCATGCACTTATCTCCTGACTTCGTTTTTTT